GGCGATTCAAAGAAGCCGACGAAAACGCTCAGAGTCATTTTCTGAAATTTCAGCGGTTCGATGCTCTCTGGGATGGTCGTTTGCCCAACGAATTTATGGCTATCTTCCAACAGCCGGAATTCATGGACTTGACGCACTATATCCCGCCCAAGGTGTTTCAGCTCGTCAGAGACTTTGCCAGAAAGGTACTTAATACGCTTTTCTCGGTAGAGCCGAATTTTGAGCTTGACCATTGGCCCAAAGAAGAGGAACATCCGAAAGCTCAGGGCAACCGTGATCTTATTATTTTTCAGCATGAGGAGGAAAGAGGCGATCATTACGGTGTCATGGAAGACGCGGCTTATCAGATGGCTCGGTATGGGCATTGTGTAATTTTGCCGGAATGGTGGAAGGATTTTGAGCCATTAGTTCCAGAGGAAGACGATAGTAATAAATTTCGGACAGAACTCTCTTACGAAGGTCCACGCTTTCAGGTCTATCCCGCCTATCAAGCCCTGCCAAGTCCGCATTTCGGCGAAAAGGAACAGCTGGCCTATTGTTTGCTTTTGGAAGTTATCCCTTTTGGTGATCTCTTAGAGAAACAGAAAAAAAGTCCAGACAAATATCATGGGGTTAGGGACATTAAGGTTCAGGACATCAATCTTTCGGTGGTCAACAAATGGACGAAACTCGCTACTGTGGAGAAGCTAGATACCACCAAGCCAGAAGATAAAGACCTCTACCCTGTTTTTCTGATCCATTATCTTGACGGAGAGAGAAGGATTACCGTTGCCAATCAGAAATATGAGATTTCTAATTATGCCGATCCCGACAGATCCCCAGGGCCTGGTGTTATCTGGTCAAGGTTGGTGAAGAAGGAAGGCACAGTCTTTGGGAAGGGTATCATTGAGATTATTGAGGATGCTTTGTATGAGGCTTTTGAGAAGCGGTGGAATAGGCTGAACAGACAGAAGCGGTTGAACGTTCCTGGTGGTGTGACAACCGAGGATGAGGCACCTTCGTTGCTTGAGGCTGGGGCTGGCAGACTTACTAAAGTTAAAGGTAAGATCGAGAATTACAAGTTCTTTACCGAACATCAGGGTTTGACCCTCAATGAGATGGAGCTTCGTGAGGAGAGCATAATTCTGGATGAGATTAAAAGAACTGTGGGTTACGAGGACATTGCTGTCGGCTATCGGCCTGAAGAGAAGGCCACTGCTACGAGAGATATTGTGCTGAAAGAAGAGGCTGGAGAGAATACCCGTTATACCCTTAATCGGTTCGAGAAGATTCAGAAAATGATTATCCGAAAAGAGCTGTGTCTCAACCGCCAATTCCTTCTCTCTCCCCTACCGCTGGATTATCAGAGAGCGGGGATTGATATTAACCGCTCTGATATTTTGACGAACTGGACTATCCGGCCATTGGGAATTAGCGAAGCCATATCCCGGCCTATCATGCAGAAAGTTTTTGATATGATCGTTGAGAGACTTGTCAGCTTACCACCGGATATTCGGATGAATCTTGACATTGATTATTACGAGCTGATAGTTTCCTATTTGAACGCTTTCCGACCATACATAAGAAACGCCGATAAAATTCTTCGTGATCCTGAAAAAGTTATGATTCCCATTGAAAAGGAAAATGTTTTGCTATCTCAGGGTTATCCGGTTCCCGTAGACCCCAGGGAAGATCACCAGAAGCATTTATTCGCCAAAGAGGGCGGTCACGTAGCGTTTATGAACGAGTTGAAGGCGGCGGGAGCCCCTGAGGAGCAACTGCGACCACTTATGGAGCATATCGCTGAGCATTACGCTAATCTGATGGTTCAAAAGGAAGGGGTGACAGGTGGAAAATTGGCTTCTGGTACTTCTGCCGGATTTAACGAAGAGTCTGTTGGCAATCTATTTAAGCAGATATTACCCGGTAACGTTGAACAACTGAAAGGAGTGACAGGATGAAAGACTTTTTATTTCACGTAAAGTATTCCCCCCCGACCAGTCAGAGCATTATCAAAAAGACCAAAAGCGGAGATCCGATGAAGAAAAAAGTCTATGATGTGGTCGCCGTGAAGATCATTGGAGAAGAAGTCTGGTTTGTGGTGGTCAAGGATAAGAAAACATTTACTAAGATTCCCGCTGTGGTATGCGACTTTGAAGGATTTGGGAAGAAGGAGAAATAGTCATGCCAGAGAAAGAAATCAAAAGACGTGGTGGTGCGAAGCGGTGGAGGACGAAGAAAGTTGACGGATATATTCACGTTGCAGTAGTGCCGAAGGCTGGACCAAGAGGCGGTCATACGGTCGCTGGGCCTGTGCATCAGAAGAAAAAGGCGAAGAGATGAATGGTTTATCACCAGAACTGCTTAAGAAAATAAAGTACGTTATCAAGTACATTGGTAATGAGGAGTCTTGCATCATAACAAGACATCCCGACGGAAGCATAAGTTCAGCCATTGAGGGAGTGTCCCGATGGGCTTTTTAGACCTACCCTGGAACAAGAAGAAGATTGCCGATAGACAGAAGGAATTTGCCGAGCAAAAGTTGAACTCTTCCAAGATTCAGGGACTTTTGACACATCCAGGCTGGCAGATATTCAAAGAGCGGTTCCTCGACACTGAGAGAAAACGGGCGAACGAACAGGAAGCTCTCGCCCGAAAGAAAAGGGATTTTGACGAGAGGGATTTGTCGATGATCCTTCTTGAGTTCTTTGACAGAATGGACAGTTGGTTTGATTCAAACGCTGTGCCTACTGATGAAGTGCAGGAGAAGATTTTGAAGAGGGTGATGGTTGAATGAGGAAGAAGAAGCCATGATCCTTTCCCAGATCATAGCGAAAGATCAGTTGTATGATGTTAGGATTCCACTTCAAGGACATTATTCGATCAAAGTTGAAATTACTGACGGGAAGATAACCTTTTTGACCAAGGAGCAAAAGATAAAAAAATAGCATAGAAGTTGAACCTGATACGTTCGACAATGCCACATAACAAACACTAAGGGTAATACGGAATAACCGAAGCCCCGTTTGGTCTTGCACTACGCAGGATCGGGCGGGGCTTTTTTTGTAAACACTTTTTTCTAAGGAGGTTTTGACATGCCAGACCGCAAATCCTCAGTTAATCTAGAGGACGATCCCGAAGGCACCCAGAAGAAGGTACAGGACGATCCTGACCAGGACCCTAATGCCCCGACTGGACGAGCCGGAGAGACCCCGGAGGAGAAGACTGAACGAGAAGAGGCGGAAAGGCAAGCGCGGGAAGAGAAGGACAAGGAGTATAAGGCGGCTTATACCAAGTACACCACACACCTAAAATCACTCGAAGAAGACGCTGAAAGGGCTGGTGTACCGCTTGCGGACTATATGAGAGAAGTGCAACGCTTGGCTCATCTTGGCTACGACTATGAGCAGAAAAAGGGTAAAGGCAGTGACGGTGACAAGCCTGAGGTTGAGGACAAGGAGTTCGAGGAACAGTTGCAGGAATTAGCTGAAGAACTGGGCATTGATGCGAAGAAATTCAAGCCTCTTGTTACTCTTGCTAATTCTCTCGCAGAGAAGCGGATAATGGAGAAACTTGAGCCGCAGTTTCAGCGCAATCTCGGCCTTGATCTGGACAACAAATACTCTCAATTCCTTGCCTATCGGAAGGGTAAAGACCCAAATTTTGCCATAACCGAGGATATGAAGCCTAAGATCAATGCTCGTGTAGCTGTGTTGGTAAAAGACGATCCGGCTCGATACGATGGCAAGGGAGCCAAAAATGTCTACAACCGCGCCTTTTTAGACCTAATTGACGACGATGAGGCTTTTGTCGAGAAGGTTATCGCTGCAAAAAAAGCCTCCCATGAAAAAAGAGAGAAGGACAAGAACCTTCTCAATGTAGACAGGGGAAAACCGGGCATACCCGGATCGGCCCAAGAAGGATTGGCGGACAAGATTAAGGGTACCCTGTTTCCCCAAGCAAACAAGCGAAAAAAAGAAAGAGGGTAGTTAAATGGACCTATATGAGATGTTAGTTAGAGAAAATGCCCTCACTGAGCATATAGTACTTGACATTTCAGACATCATAGACGACATCCGGCCTCGCCAGAATCCCCTGCTGACAATGACTATGAAGGCTTCACGGGAGAAGGGTCAGGAGTTCACTTCGTACTGGATGGAGGAAGGTTCAATTCCCACAGAGGTCAAATACACCGGCGCAGATGAGGCTAGTGCCGCTGCCACTGGTGTTTTTGCGGACTATAAGAGACTTCGTAAAAACGACGTCTTGAGAAGAAGGGAATCTCCGTTTGAGTACGTTGTGGTAACTGCTACACCGAGTTCTTCAACTGTCGCCCTGAGTAGGGACTGGGCTTCTTACACTGGCGGAAGTGGACTTTTGAAGAACGGCGAAGTTCTGGATATTAGCGGCAGTCTGCATGAAGATTCCGTTGCGGACGTCACTCCTCGAATGACCAAGCCTGTGCTCAAGTACAACTTCCAACAGAAGGGCATTGATTGGGTAAAGATCGACAAGGATTATCAAGAAGTCAAGCATCGGGGTGGAAGCATCATTGAAAGGCGGATCAACTCAGCCATGAACCATCATCTGATGAAGTTGGAGAAGAGGATGGTTCTCGGTGTCCGCGCCTCAGCTACGTGGCCGAGTTCTACCTATACGGCTAGAACCGCTGGTGGATTGACCTATTTCCTCAACACAAACCAATGGGCAGTGGGTGGATTGACTAACTTCACACCAGTCACCTTCGGTTCCTGGGTTGAGAGGGTGGCCTCCAGAGATCCTGAGCAGTCACAGCTTACCTACTACTGTTCAAGGACTGCCAGAAGGATAATCTCCCGCTGGCAGATGGGCAAACTTGCGGTTGAGCCGGCACAGAGCAAAAGGTACGGCGTGACCGTTGAGGCGTTCGATGCCGGTGCTGGTGTTGTAGTGAACCTCGTAACTATACCCTGGTTCACCGGAGAACTTTCCGGTTACGGATTCCTTGTTGATGTGAATAGGGTGGATTGGAAGGACTTGTGGAAGACCAAGATCGAGATGAACGTCGGAGCAAAGCAGGAAGAGTACGATCTCCACAAGATCAAAACCACTGCCACCATACTCGTTCACAACCAAGAAACAATGGGCTGGCATTACGGAGCCATCTAAGGAGGTGAGAATCACATGGGAATAGACTATGATGACCTGAAAATCAAAGAGGACAAGCGGTGGTACGTTTATGCTGCCGACGACGTGGATATTGCCTTCAAAATCCGCTATGTCGGGGCTGAGGCGTCTTGTAAGATCGCTGTCGCTGCCGATGGCAAAATATCTTCTGTTGTTGGAGCTGTCGGCTCTGAGGCCGCCGATGCCAACTTCACCGTAGGAGCGACACCTGGAACGATAGACCCGGCAAATGCCGCCGCAGATACTATCAAGGAACTGGTCAATTTTATCAATGGCCTAGATGACTATGAATGCTGGTCAGTGGATTCTCTCCCTGACGAAACTTCGGACGACACCCTGCTTCTGCTTTTGGTCGCCAATGGGCAGTGCAAAAACACCGATCTGAATATTTACTTCGATACCAGCGTGAGATATGCAATCTCGATGGCTTGTGGTGCCGCAGACCATCTCTTCACCGTGGAAGGCCGGGAAAACATCGTTTTCCTTGCCACCGTCGGCATTCAGACAGCAACCAGCGCGGCATTTAACATCTACCTTGTGGATGACACTGCTGGTACTAAGGAATTGATTGACACCGTGGGCGCAATTACCGGTGGAGCTGATCTAAGTTTTACAGCCACGAATTTGACGGCAGATGGCGTGAAGAGCTACGGAAAGAGGCTCGTTGTATGGGCTGGCGGGACCGCCGTTGCAGTTGGAACCGGAGGCAGTGTCAAGGTCGGATTGCACGTCTTCAAACAATCCACCAAGCTTGAACCGCAGCATCGAGGACAGAAAGAGCATTACGAAAACTGGGGTTAGTTTCCTCCCCAAAAGCGGGGGAGGGTGAACAGAGGATACCTCCCCTGCTTTGGATAAAACGGTCAAATGAGGAGGTTTTTATGGCAAGCAGAGGAAGGCCAAGAAAGGTCAATCCACCGGAATTGCCGGACGAAAACGAAGAGCAGCAGGAGGAAGTAGAAGAAAGCTCCGGCGGAGTTTACTATCTCTCTCTTGACTCAAGCGATCTGGTCATAACGCTGTACGGCGGAAAGTATGACCACCGGATTAACGATGTGCTTGAGGAAGCGGTGGAGATCGAGTTTTCACCCCTTCGGGATGATACTACGCTTATGAGCTATGGGATATATCATACCACCGATGAGAAACTTATCGTTGGCATAGAACAGAGTAAACCCTTTAAGGCTGGCCGGGTACGCAAGTTTGAGGATTTTGAGGCTGCGGTGCAATTTGCTCTTGAAGATGCCAAGAGAAGGATTCTGTCCGAGGCTCAGAACAAGGATGAACTGATCGATTCAGAGGAATTCGTAAAGTCGGGAATGTAAGATGCAGACCGTTGAAGACGCCAAACTTCTGATTCTCCAGAAAGTGCCAGCACAAGCTGGTTCCAGAGGATTCCCTGCCCTTGTCGAAGCTCTGATTGATTCCGTGGGCGACATGATCTGGAAGGAGAACAAGTGGAGCTTTGCCAAGAAGACTAAGGCTCCGCCAGAACGGGAATATATCAGTTTCGTACCTGGAACCTATGAGTACGTTCTGGACGATGACTTCCTGTATCCGATTTACGTGTGGTGCAAAGACAGAGGTGAAGCCGGGAAGATGGATATTTTGACCCAAGAGCAGTTGCGGAACAGATACCCGGATTATACCGCCATTACGGGTTATCCCGAAGTCTGCACGTTCGAGGGAATCAGGAAGATGCAAACCTTTGGGGATACGGCTGGCAGTATCGGTCTGATCTATCAGCGTGAAGGCGGGGCTTCCGATCTTCTGAGCCAGGACAAGAGCTTTCTTTTTATAATCATTGATGGTGTTTTAACCATGATTCATAAAGCTGGATCGGTTGAAGAGGCGAGTGCCTTTAATCGCTTTTGGCAGAGGCTTAATGCCAAGAAGCAGATGGACGCTTCCCATTTCGAGCCAAGCATCTTCATCCAGCCCGACAAGCTCTTTCAGCAATTACAGACTATAAGGAGATCATATCAATAAGAAATAAACTATCACTCCAAGCAGAAGTCCACTGGTTTTTCAAAGAATAGAATTTGATTGTCACAGATGAAGAAAAAAAATATCATTCAGGTTGGCCTAGCCTTGATTCTCTGCCTGTTGTTTGCTCAAGCCTATGCAGAAACAGGCAATCTTTTGACTTTGGTTGACTTTCGCAGAGATTGTGAAAATCAGTCGGTCTTAATAAATCATCCTTTTTATCCCGATTCGCTCTGGAATAGGTGGATCAACGAAGGCTCTGCCGATATAGCCAGTTATTGTATAATTGAGAAATTAGACACAATCCAATGGGTTGTCGGAACGATGAACTATGATTTGAATAATGACTTTATCGCATTGATAGCTCTGTTCCCATTGAAACCATTTGGGAAAAAGACATTGAACTTTATTCCAGCAAAAGACATTGGAAAACTACAGGAACTAAATCCAACGGAGGAACCCAAAGATTTTTGGCAATCGGGAAAGGGCAGGAATGCAACGGTGGGCTTTTATCCGCCGCCGGTAGTCATAGATACCATGTTAATTATCTATGGAGCCGAAGCGGAATATATGGATTCAGATGCAGACACTACGGACATTCCCTATTCCTATCGACCTTTGATTATTGATTATGTGGTTTGGCGAGCACTACTAAGGGATGGCAAAAGAAACACAGCAGTTCAGTATTGGGGAAGCTACAAGGAGAGATTAGAGGCCAATCTCAAATTTGAACAAAAGAGATTCGACGTTTTAATACTGCCGGAGGAAATCAAAAAGTAACGGAGGTAAGTATGAAAAAGATTTTAGGACTGGCTTTGCTCTTGACGCTCTTGTTGTCCACCGGAGCCAAAGCTCAGGTGACGATGAACGGAATGTTGGCGGATGTCAAGGCGATATTGGCGGAAGGAGAACCGAGGTTTTCGGATCAGGAGATCGTAGATTACATGATTCTGTCGATTCAGTCCGTGGCAACACACGGGTTTGCATGTCATTTAGTTGAACAAGACATTGCTACTCCCTCCAGCCACTCTCTCTCTGGGGATAGTTACGATGCACTATTTGTCCGTTATATGAATAATGACAGAAATACCGCCAATCATCATGCCATCTGGGAAATTACACCAAGCGATCTTGGACGAAAAGAATTTTCGGCCATTGCACCAGTCCAGTATTTCTATCAATATCTCAATAAAGATCAGATCACATACGAAATTTATGGACGCAAAGCATCTATAGATACACTTGAGTATCTTTATTATTTTGTGCCATTCGCTTTTGAGGTTAGCGGAAGTGACACAATAGTTCCCGTGAGTGAGAAATTCAGGGATATAATAATCGACCACACTCTTTTCCTTTGCTATGTAAGCATAGAGGATTGGCCTTCGGCTTGGGATTCGCTCAACAAATATTTGGCGGAAATCGGTGTGGCAAGAGAGGTCGAGTACAACGAATTACCAGATTGGAGTTTTGGAACAAAATCAATTCAGGAGTGATATTATGAAAAAAATCATTATTTTCGCTATTCTCGTTCTTTTTCTTAGCCCGTTGGCGTACTCAGTGACGATTGGCTATGAATGGGAGATGAGTAAAGTAGATAGTGTTTTGGTAAACTTGCTCAATGTATCACACAACGACCCTTTCTTTGGTTCAACGAAAAGACAGAACGCTATTCAAGATGGGTTGGCTCTGACTTCTGCGACATTACCTTTATCTGGGTTCAGGCAGTCTGTTACTTTTGCCGCCGATTCTTCTGCTGCCACTATTCCCTATGACGCTGTAACCGATATTGTTGGCGCAATAAGATTCAGTGCTACGGATTCTGCCTATAGCTTAATTGAGATAAGCGGTGCATCTGTAGGACAGAAGGAGATTGCAACTGACGCGCCGGGAAGATACTACTGGCAGACGAGACTCGCAGATGGGACAGAAAGACTTTATATCTATCCTCCCTTACAGGCACAGGGTACTATTCTGGTATGTGGCCTTCGGATGTACAACGCCTTTGATGATTCTGTAAGAAGTATGGCTAATCCTGAAATCCTCTATTATTCCCTGTACCGTCTTTATCAACAAAAGGGCGAAACCAGCATCGCTTCTGCCTTCAAGCAACTTTACGACATGATGGTCGCTGATTTGCAGAACAACCTTTTGAACCGCCCCATTGACATCACCCATCCCAAGAGGATTCTGGCAAAGTGAAACAGAAGATCAGGGACGTTATCATAGGGCTAGCGATACTCGGCTGTGTGGCATGGTTGGTCTTGAGCGCACAGAGCCAGCCGCCATTTAGTCCCACTCCGATAGTTGACACTGAAGCCGAAGAAGAGACATATAGCCCCCTTCAACCCTTCGGGAATATAGGGCAGATTCCTTCACCGGTTCCCAAGGCACAGCCTGGCTCTCCATTGGAGCCGTTCGGCACGTTGCAGGGTTTAAATCCTCCGGCGACATCACAGACCGTCCCTCAAAACCCTCTTCAGCAGTTTGGCAAGTTGAACGGGCTGAATCCACCCACACAGATCAATCAGCCAGGCAATCCTTTGCAGATGTTCGAGAAGATGCAGAATTTGAATGCACCCAACCGAATATCTACGCCTGGAAATCCGACTGTGCCTTTTGGTCAATTCAATTCTATTCCGACACCGAACCCATACGCAAAGCCGGGTGATCCAACACAACCATTCAGCCAGCTATCGGGAATGAATCCGCCAAATTCGATGTATCAGAGCTTTATGCTTTCGGATTTCTCCGGTGGTCTGAATAGAATGGATTTACCAGCGCAAATAGCGGACAATGAGGCGACGGAATTGGTCAACTTTATCTGGGATGGAAAGAAGCTGGGGCCGAGGCCAGGGTTTACTTGGTACAATACTGGCGAATTTGATGCTGGTGAGAGAATTTACGGGCTTTATCGGTACTATAAGCAGAATGGAGGGAGTGCACTCTTAGTTGGAATAGACGGAACCTTGTATGCAGATACAAATACACTAATAGAGGGGCGAGGTAAGGATTTTTGGACAATCAAAACAGGTCTTCAATCCAACGGGGCGTACTACTACTTCGAGACGTTAAAAGACAAGGTTATTGTGGCACATAAGGCGGACAGTCCCTTTATTCTCGATAGCGGCCTTAGTGAAGTAATTGAATTTGGTGTATTGGATTCATTTACCACAGACTTCCACTATGCCGATGCGTGTACAATATTTTATACGGCTGAGGGTGAGGACTGGTCTGAGGATGAATGGGCTGGTCATTTTTTATCTGCTCAAAGGACTCCGCATCAGGGCACTTCGACTGACAGGGTTCCGCTTTTGATTTCTTCCAATACCGCAAATGTGCTAACGGTGCACTCTTACAGCGGTGTTTATTATACTCTCGGCAAACAGTATTATATTTGGGGATTCTTCGGTTACGACACGGTTGCGACAGGGTTGCGATCAGAGGGTCTTGTGGTATTAGATACCTGTGCTGTGAGTATTTACAATAGCGGGGATGTTTTTGACACGTCAATGGAAGGAAAATGTATAGTAGCAAAATATTATACTGGTGCAGCCACAAATTCTGAATTTCCTGTTTATGATGTACCTGATGCACACCATCTGGTCCTACAGTACCCGCCTGATCCAGAGCCGGCATTTGGGGACTCTTTTAATCTTTTGCAGAAGGTGATCTCAAAAGTCGATATTTGCCAAAGATATAAGAACTATCTCTTTTGTGTAGATACAGACAATGACATTATTTATTTTTCTCCCTACGATAAATGTGGTGGATTTGGTCTTGATAATTATTTCTTCGTGAGAAGTATTCGTGGCGATCATGTCACCGCCTTATCCACCTTCTACGACGATCAGCTTGGGTACAAGGACGATTCTAAGGACTGCCTCGTCATCTTCAAAAACAACTCCATCTATAAGCTGATCTTCAATTCAGACACAGACTATTATTTGGTTCAGGTTGTGGACGGCGTGGGCTGTGTAGCTCCGCAGACTGTTGTGAATGTGGAGGGCAAGTATCTTCTCTTCTTGCATACTTCGGGCGTTTACGCCTTCGATGGCCGGACAGTGACACGGGTATCGGACAAGATGTGGCCTCTTTTTGAGACCAATGTCAGGAAGACCAGTATCGGAGTGGCTGCTGCCGGCTACAATGATCGACACTACTATCTATCCTATCCGGCAGGAGCAAGTTACAACACCGAGGGCTTTGTATTCAACACAGACTTGGGAAGCTGGGCAGAGACAGGCAACCTTACGGGGAATCTCTTTTGCCAGCAGAATGCCGTCTCAGATACGGTCAAATTGCTGTTTGCGGACAGCAGGGCAAAGAGTTTTATCTATCGGTTCGGCAAGGTGGTGACAGATACGGGCGAAGCCATCCTGGTATCTTTGAAGTCTAAGGCTTTCAATCTTGGTGATCTGCACACAAGGAAGAGGTTCACTTATTTCGACATGGACTATTATCTTGATTCGGACTCGATCTGGACGTGGTTCTATACTGATTTCGGGGACAGTTTGAAATATGACAAGAAAGTTGGCGGAGCGGGAGGGAATAGGCACATCCGAATTCCTTTGGATGCCGACTGTATTGGCCGGAATTTCAGCTTTAAGTTGGCCTGTGAAAACAAATTTGAAATAGGAAATATAGCCTTGAAATTCAGACAGATAGGAGAGTGACAGATGCCTTTGGGAACTTTAGCTACGCTTGGTCTGAGTTTTGGACCACAACTTCTTCAGGCTTTGTTGGGAGGGGGAAAACAAAAAACAGGGTATAAAATGTCCCCCGAAGAATTGGAGATTTACAAAAGTCTCATGGGACAATATAAGGGAGATGTTCCTTCTTATGTTACCCAACCCATTAAATCAGAATTCGGTGCTTTGAAGAAGGGAATATCGGAGAGAACGGGACAGTCTTTGGGTGCTGGTTCAGGTTTGGAGACGGCTCAACTGATGAAAGCAACCGCCTCTGAAGGTCGGACTTTAGGCGATGCCGTCGCAAAATACAAACAGATGATTCTGGGGCAGATGGGCGGATTGGTAGGCGGGAAGGGAACAACGACAACGGGAATGACGTCCGATTGGGGCGGAGCCGTTGGTGGTGGCATGCAAGATATGGGCCTACTCATGCTTTTACAACAGATACTTGGTGGTCAGAAGACTGGCACGGGTGGTGGCTACACAATGCCTGCAAGTTTTGCCAAAGCTTTCAGCTTTAGTCGTTGATTCAGGGAGATAGTTAAATGGCAGAATCAATCGTTCCGAGAGTAATCGAGATTTTGCTTCTCGGTCAGAAGATGAAGGATGTTGAGCACCAACGCAAAAGGGACGAGCTTAGCGATGAGCTTTTGCGGGAGCGGATATCCGATCTTCGCTGGAAACGGAAGCAGAAAGACCCGTTAATGGAATTGGGGCTTCAGATACTTCAAGGACAAGGCGGTACTGGCGCTGGTTTGGGTGGAATCGATTTCTCGCAAATTAAAGATCCGATAGCTCAGGCTGGCCTTGAAAAGGCCATTGGTGGAAACATAAACTGGTCTGGATATGAGCCAAAAACCCTAACTGAATCACAGAGATATTACAAGGAACATCCAGAAGCATCGGCGGGAAGCTGGCTACGGGAGCAAAAGAAAATTGGGAAAGAATTTGAGAAGCCGAGAGAGTATGATTTTGAAAGGGATATTCAGCGCGTCTTGAGTGAATTGAGTGCTGGAGAGACGGGGATGGTCGGCCCAAAGACACCTCCCGATATTTTGAAGCGACAGGCCACAAAAGTAGTGACCGAGAAGGAATTCCCTGCCTTAAGAGGAAAAGAAGTCGGAGATCAGAAGAAAGAGATTACTGCACTGAAAAACGAGTGGCGAAAATATAGGCTTGGAGATGAAGAAATCAAACTGCTCATGCGGTTCCCCACGCTTGATCCAAAAGGTCAAGAAATGAAAGAAGTTTTTGAGTATTGGGCCGCCGATCTCGATTCCGGTGTTCGGATTCAACTTGGCAAAGACTTGGGTTTTTACAAGATAGGTGAAACCTTCGGACAGCCACGCCAAACCAAAAAGCAGAAAAGTCAAAGGCCAGAGAAACCAATAAACTATTCCAGTATGGCTGAGGGATTGAAAAAGCTGTACGGCGTACAAACAAAAAAGACCCTTCAGGCTCATCGCTCTGAACTTGAATCGTCTTATCCTGGTTTGAATTGGGAAGAGCTGAAAAAGCATTTTAAATAATATGCCATTAGCAAAACTCAAAGAGTTAGACAAATACACTTACGGTGATAGTGCTGAGATTAGTCCAGAAAAGCTCGATTTGACAGCTTTGGACGAATACGTCTACGGTAAGCCAACCAAGACAATGGTTGGTCCTGGCATCATGGAGCGGATACATAGCGGCCTGAGAAAAAAGATCGGTCTTGAAGGTTTTGATCTTGGGCGTGCCTTAACTGGCGTAGGCAAGATGGGCGAAAAACCATCTTCAGATCTTCGGGGGCAGATAGGAGATTTAGCCCTTCAGTTCTTAGAAGAATCCAGGGAAAGGACGATTCCGACTCCCCTGACCGAAGGACAGACCAGCAAAGAACAGATGGAAATTGTCGTCGGCAATGTACGCAAACAGATGGAGGCCGCCGTGCGGTTCCCGATTGACATGGCTCAGAATATCATGTTTGATGAGAAGCTGCAGCCAAGAACACCTGTGGACGTGATAAAACAGGGTGCGAAAGTTGGCCTTGACTTCGCGCAGTTTTTCAGACAGACCTTTGAAGATTATTCTACCTATATCAGTCCATTGGCATCAGCGGAGGCCAAAGAAGAGGCTATGCAACGGATCGCACAGGAACCCTTAAACCTCTTCTTTGCGACAGGGATAGCTAAGGGGGGAATGAAGCAATTCAGGCAGCTCCGGCAGATGTTCAGGCCGAAAGTAGGAACGATTCCGATTGCAGAACGTGTAGGTGAAGTCTTTGCGAAAAAGGAGGCACTGACGACTGAAACGGAATTTGCCAAAGAACAGGGCAAGCCGTCAATCTTTGAGGAACCTAAAAAGAAGGTTGTGTATGGTAAAGAGGAAATGGCTCTTGCCAAGAAGATCAAGGAGGAGATGAAGGGGGAGAAAGTCGGATTGACACCAGGTCAATTGAGACTGCCTTACCTCCAAGCAAGGAAAATACAGTCTGGTAAATACCAAGCCTTTTATAAGGGTACGAATAACAATTTTGAGATTGCCGGTAAGCCAATAACAAAAGTATTTGATACTGCCGACGAAGCAAGGGCTTACATCAAAGCAGAATGGGCAAAAGATCAAATAAAAAGGATGGGGATTACCGCCAAGCCTGCACCGGCAGGGAAAGCCCCTGCGGTCAAAGAGCCGTGGGATATGACAATAGATGAACTTCTGCGTACGGGAAGAACCCTGGAAGAACCTGAGGTATATGCTTCAATACTGAAAAACGAAGGGCCAGAAGCCTTAAAAATGGTTAAGAGGCTTCACGAGGAAGGTCTTGGTACACTCGAAACACATAATTTAGGGACGGCTATTGATGTTAGAATCCAAGCCCCAGAGAGTTATATATCCAAGTTAAGAAAAGAAGGTTTTAAGGTTAGCTATCCGTGGAAAGATAAAACATATAACCTTGAGATACCATTAGATAAAGTGGATTCAGAGCTAATTCGTCTGCCTAAGAATCTTGAGAAGGGACGTGCCGCCGTTTTTGATATTGTGGAAGGAGAGGTTGTGGGTGATTATGCCGCTGATATTGGATTGGTACATGAAAAAACTGTCCGCCAAGCCCTCTCCGAAGGCAAGCTCTCTATTGGAGAATATAATCGGCTTCACGCCAAAGATTCTGGGCCAATAGAAGAATTTGCCCCTGAGCTTGCGAAGGGCGTTGAGAAGCCTTCCCCTATCCCCAAAGAGCTTGAGGGGAAGGCACCCAAGTTAAACTTGACAGATAAATATCTGAATGAGGAAATCAACTATGGTGGAGAGATAAGGACACGAGGTTCTATTATCGCTGAAATGCAGAAAGAGGGTATACCAGAAAGACAAATTGGTCTCTATATGATGGGTGCCAAGACTCTTAAAGGGAAGCCTTCGCCTGTCCCACCAGAGCTTGGGGGGTTGGAGTCAATAGGTAAAGCTGAAATGAAGTTATCGGCGGAATTGGAGGCAAAAGGTATACCCAAAACAGAAATTACGAAAGCACCGGAATTGCCAGTTCAAGAACCTCCGCCCAAGAATGTTTATGGGGAGGAAATAGCAAGATCAGAGATAGATAATCTTTTGCTCAAACTACAACGAAAAAACTTAAGCACCGGAGAGCGACAAAAGTTTGCTCGTTGGGTTTTGCAGAAACAGTATGAAGCCAACCAAATACCAGAAGGGCATCCATTGGCTTTGAATTTTGCACAAAACGTAGTCAAGGCGATTGAAACATTTAGAGCAAAAGAGTCTTTTCCTTCTTGGAAAAACGAGGGCGTGAAGAATGCAGAACATTACCTGAAAGATTATCTAAGAGATGTTCAAGCCGCCCAGCGAGGAAAGGGGGAAGAGGGAATTGTTTCGTCTCTAACCAAAGCCGAAGAGGGGGCAAGACGACGCATCAAAAAACGTGGGGTGCGGTTGACCACTGGCATTGATCCTGCGGAGATAGCCGACTACGCCATAATTGGAAGTGCCAAGATTGCGAAGGGGGCCATCAAGTTTGCCGACTGGTCTGTGGAGATGGTTAAAGAATTTGGAGATGGAATTAAACCATACTTGAGAACGATTTATGTCCGGTCACAGAAAGAGATACCCAGGGTTAGGGTTAATGCAGAGATTGATTCATTTATCGACTATTTTGAGGATATCCAGGCACCAAAAGGATTTCGCCCACCACGCAAACCCGCCCGGGCTGCCATTAGAGAACGCCTACGAGAAGAAGGGTTAACGGGTAGCGAATTAACCTCTGAGACGAATGCTGAATTTATCAAAGAAGTCCAGGATTACGGCATCGCGCTTCGTCAAACTAAGGGAGGTAAAGTTCAACCGTCTATCCGGGTGGCGGGAACTTATGTCCCTAAAGATTTTGCTGCCTATACAGAGTTCAAGGATGCCAAGGCTGGCGTTTTTGGTGGTACAAAGGACGCAACCCGATTCATTCAGGAAATTGACGGAGCCTTGTCTGTTGAAGCGAAGGCGAAGTTGCCAGGCCAGGCAGGTCCAGCCGAACAGTATGTGCTATGGCGGACACGCGACATAACTAAATCTAAGTTGAGGTGGATGGACCTGCAGAAGTCACGCTTAAAAGCCGTGTCGGAAGGGCTTTCTAAGGAACAGACCGAGACTGCCAATCGGGTAATTGAGCATATAGGTAGAAAGGGAGCATATCTTGATCCGGCGAAACTTGCCAAAAATTCAAAAATCTCAGCGATTACTACCGACTTGGATGTTATTCGTTTTGCACAGGAAGGTCGAAAGTTATATGAATCTCTCTTGCGCCATCAGAACGAACTTCGGCGTTTGCGTGGGCAGGAAGAGATACCACATCGCAATTATTATACTCCACATACGATTCATAACACAACTATTTGGGAGCGTGCTCTTGGTCACAATAAGTCACCAGAACAGGTTGTAGGCCCAGGGTTGCCTGATTATATCAAGCCCAATGCACCGTTCAATCCCAGAGCCAAGGCGCGTGAACTTGGTCTGCCTGAAACTATCAGGGAAATGAATTTAAAGATGCTTCTTGAGCGTTACATAGAAACAGCAGCAAAGGACATTTATAACACATCTATTATTCAAAATAACAAGGCATTCATAGAGCAACTTAGGTCCATGGGGTATGAACACGCAGCGAGGGGACTTGAGAATTGGACGGCGGAGGCATTCGGGGGTGTGAAGTCTGCTGTCGACAGGGCGGCGAATTTATCTCCCACTATTCACAAAGGTATGAATTGGTTCCGCCGGGGACTGATAAGAAGCGTGTTTCCCTTGAATCTGGCGTGGAATAGTTTTGTGCAGACATCATCAGGTGTGTTGACCGTTACTCGCTACGGCGCGAGAAATTCAATCAGGGGATTGTACGATTGGTTTGCTAACAAGGAAATACGACAAGAAATTGCGGATAATGCTTATTCTGCAATTATGAAGAGTCAGCGAAGTGGCCGGATATCCCGACAAGACATCAATCGTGGTGTTGGTGCTGCCGAGAGATTGAATCGAGGCAAGTTGGAAAGAGCCTCCGATGCGACTAATTTCTTTACTGAGTGGGTTGAGCGACACTTAACGGGCTGGTCTGTTGCTACGGCAAGGCGTCATGGTGCGAAGGTTGGATTAAAGGGTAAGGCGCTTTGGGAGTACGCTTCCGATGGTGGGGCCAAAACACAGTCAATGTATAATCTTGAGGATCTTCCCGGTATGCTTCGTTCTGAGGTGGTTAAGACAGGTGCACCATTTCAGACGTTTAGTTTCGAGGTATTCAATACTCTTCAAGAGTTTGCGGGTAAAAGCGGCACTCCACCAGCTACCGCTGCAATTCGGATAAAACAGGTATTGCGTTTTCTGGCTGGCGTTACCGCAGTTAATTATATCGGTCAGGCGGCCATTGGCCGAAAACCTTGGGAGTTGAGCTCTTTTATCCCGTTTTATGGGACATTAGTTGCACCCGTAGCCGCCGCACTCAAGGGAGAAGATATATCGCAGCCAACGACAAGAGGATTACCCTCACCTGTGGGTATTGCAATAGAAGGTGGACAAGCAACCTACAGAGGAATTCTGAGGCCAGGGTTTGCCGCCGGAAAAGAACTTGTTAGGACGCGTAGCTTGAATGCTGCTTTTGAGGAGTTTATGGCAACGGGTAAGTGGGATAAGTTGCGACGATTTACGATTCGTTATTTGAGTGGTCTTGCCGGGGTTCCGGGTGGTACACAGATAAATCGTGTGGTTGACGGTTTGATTGCTGTCTCCGAAGGGGGTATGATTGATTCTGCGGATCGCATGATGTTCCCTATTACAGACACAAAAGATAAGATGCGTTCGTTTTTGGCGGGGCCGTGGGCAACAAAAGGTGGTCAAGAGTATTGGGACAAGCGAGGTGGCGAGCTTAATGTGGACATCGAGTTTTTTGAGGAAAACCCATTGCTGCGTGACGTAGCTGAGAGCTTTCCGGTATTCGGTGACTTTTACAAATTTAAAAAGGCCAGTGAATCGCAAACGCGTCGAAGTATTCAGCGGATGTTTAGAGCGGATAACGAAGAGGGCGCTTACCAGAAGTGGTTTGAGTGGAACACTGAGAATCCAGACAATAAGATTTCTTACGAATGGTATAGTAGGGAACGAGTCGGAGCAACCCCATGATCTCAACCACCTTTACCCGGAAGGAGAAGCTGTGACGGACAAACTAAATAATAATCGGACATTAAAGATCGTGCTCATTATCACTGCAATTTTGGGCTTCGTGGTTTTTTTCTATACGCAGATTGATAAGAGCATCAATAATAGTCCCGTTGTCATCGAGCTTAAATTAAATCAGAAGAACATACAGGGACAGTTAGGAAAGCTCGAAAATCAGATGGATGGATTAGAAAAACAGTTAAACAAAATGGATGTAAAGCTAGACATAATTGTAGATAAGAAATGACCGAGTTCAAAATGAAAAAGTGCCAAAAGTGTGACCATCCGACGGCGGTTTTACGGAACGAGCTTAAAACCTTTGAGCAATGGATGAACACAAAGGAAATCTTCATAGTCTGTGCAGGGTATGATAAGAAAACTCTTGGGGTTGGTCAGAAAAGGATGGCTGAAAATGGAATTTACAGACAAAGATTCAAAGACTGCAACGCAACTTACAGACTGAAAATCAAAGTGGAAGGAATTGAACCCTTTTAACGAGGAAGAGCTATGGCATATACGAAACGCAAGAAGTTTAGAATTTATCGAGTCGAAACAAATGGTTCGGATGTTTATTGTACGGAAGAATCGACGCGACAAGAAGCAGAAAAAAGTGCAAATAAATTCTTCAGTGAAAGACCCAATAGTAGGGATCAGGTTTTTGTGCAGGAAGAAAGGGAAATTTTGCGAATCTGTTCAAAGCCAATAGGTTTTAGAACATAACCTTTTAATCGGGAGGAGCTATGTTTAGAAAAGCTCTGGTTTTAGCTGGTGTGATTCTGGCCTTGAATTTGATCTGGACAGGTCAGCCGGTGCAGGCACAGGACGAACCTTCGACGTTCGTGAAAGCGTCTGAGGGTGTTTCCGCTACTACAAATGATTGGAAGCAGGGCAAAGTCGAGCAGTTCTTTGACGGCGAAATTCTCAGGCTTATCTGGGGAAATTTCGCTATGGGCTATCAGTATCAGGTATTAGAAGTCGAGGGCGATGCCGTTACCGATCATGCCGTGCGATCCTATTACTTTCTGCACAGTCCCAAGCATCAGTCGAAACTGGTCTCTCCATACTTCTTCTTTGCGCCTAGCTTAACGCAGGGAATAGAGACTTCAGACAGTAAACTCGGCGAAGGAAGCTGGGCATTGGGCTTCGGCATTCTTTTGCCGGATTGGGAAACTCTGAAAAGCACAAATTTCCTTTTTGAGATTGGCTACAAGAATGTCAACAAAGAATCTGTCCTGGGGCTGTCCTTCGGGACGATGTTCGGGCGAGATCCGTAATGAAAATGAATTGGAATACCCTGCATCATTTGTACATCGGCTGTCTGATCGGCTTCGGAGGCATAGGATGGCTGGCCGTTGCCCTTCCTACCAGGAGCCTGGAAGGAATTGTCTATGCTCTGGCCGTGGTTCTCGGCGGCTTCGGGTACGCCCTGGATGATGCCTTTCAGCACGCCTACAACTGGAACACGCCATTTCACAGGCTAGATGTTCTATTGAAGAAACTTCCAGTGTACCAAACAATTTGTGGTTGGTTAGATAAGACCTTTTTCAAAAAGGAGAAGTGATGGAATTTGGAACCTTCTTTGAATTGTTGGGAGTCGATCTCAAAGTTATCGCTGGATGTGTTCCGGCCATAATAGTCGCAACGAATTTCTTCAAACGGGTAATGAACCTGAAGAACAGCCAACACTATTTTGTGATCGGCGGAATGAGTCTGCTCTTGGCCTTACGCTTTGGCCTTCCCGATCCGATAGCTGTGTTCTCTTATCTGGTAGCATTGCCATTGGCTTCTATCGGAGCATGGGAAAGTGCAAAGACATTGGTGCACAAGATGGGTAAACCGTCAACAAAAGAATTGGAGCTTAAGTAATGGCAGACACCGTAGACAAAAAAGAACTCTTTGAACTTCTCCGATTCCTTCTCGGTGACAAGGACAGACAGAAAGAGATAGCATCGAGGCTTGAGAAGATATTTAACCTATCTCAAACGGCAGAGGTCTTTGATGGTCTGGCAGCGGCTCAAGCTGTCGATACTGCCGTCAAAAAGCTGGACGAACTGATAGCCAAGAACTAAGGGACCTGGTGTGGAATGAAAGACAAAGAGCCGGAAGTAATCCGTTTTCGGGGCAAGGTGTATCCCGACAGTGAATGGATGCCTTGTTTTATTTGGGTGCCTCCGGCACAGAGAACGCACTTTCTGGAAGAGGAATGGATTGACGTTGAGGTTAGAAGGATAAAGGAAAAAAATTGAGGGTTAAAGTCCGTACGGCTGAGGCCCGGAGCAGCCGGTGTGAATACCGGACTCCGGGCTGAGAACACATTTCAATTTGTAACGGTTTCAGAGGATACCAATGATAGATGGTCTGATCTTAGAGTTCGGTGTAATGGACGGAATGTCTATGAGACAACTGTGCAAAAGATTCCCAGGCAGAACCGTTTACGGCTTTGATTCCTTTTTAGGACTAAGGGAAAAATGGTGCAAGCATAAAGCTGGAGAGTTTGCCTCCTCCATTCCTCGAAAGTTGCCACCGAACGCACGCCTGGTTATTGGCTGGATTGAGGACACATTGCCAAAATTCTTGAAAGACCACCCTGCGAACGTCGCCTTTGTTCACGTTGACATAGATACCTATTCTACCGCTAAGTTCATCTTGGAGTCGATCAAAGAGCGCTTGATTTCCAAGTCAGTCATACTGTTCGATGAATATTGGAATTATCCGGGATATGAGAATTACGAGTATCGGGCATGGTGGGAGTTTGTAATCGCAAACCCGGGCATCCAGGTATCTCAATCCCCGGATCATCTTGACATAATTCGCCGGAGATTCAGAGATTATCCTCTTGGGCGTTTACTGCATCCGGCTCGTGTTGTTCGATCCTTGTTACGGAGATTATTTAACAGGCAAAAGCCACAAATGGCATTTTGTATTGAGAGAGAGCCATGCCCTAGCCAACCCGTTTCACTTTGTAACAGTTTGAAATATGATTAAAAAATTCTGCCTTATCATAATCGGTCTGCTGATCTCGTGGGGACAATACTGCTATGCCGACAGCGAAATTCTGTACCCTGAAGATGATTACGATACTTTTTGGTTTCCGTCTACTGGATCGGATCGTTGGGCAATGGTGGACGATCCAGCGGGAAGCCCCGACGACTGGACTACTTATGTGTATACCGTTACTTTGAACGCCCGGAATGCAATGGTGTTTCAAAATACGTCCTTTACCACCATCGACAGCCTCTATCTCTTTGTAAGAGCGGCCTGCTTTGGAGGAAACGGAATTGATACCCTTGAACTCGGCTATATATTGGAAGGCGAAACTCCCTCTTGGCAGGAGATTTGTGATGTTGTAATCACGACCACGATTACTAATTTTACTTGTAAATTGACTGGTGAATGGTCTCAATCAACGGTAAATAGTCGAGTTTACGGCTTTGCTGCCCAGACCCCTGAAGAGCAACAGTGGGTGACGCAGTGCTATTTGACGGTGTATGGAGAAGCGGCACCACCAAGTGGAAAGCCACGTCAGCCTATTGTCAGAGACATAGAAGATGGAGGAGGAATAGTTCGATGAAGAAATTAGCTTTGTTAGCAATGATGTTCTGTCTTTTAACCGGCTATTCCTTTGCGGAAAGTCCCTATGACCTCAAGCAGTTTATCACCGTCACTTACGATACTGCTTACTATCCTACGCTTGCCGATGTGGATTCCGTCCAGGGTTTCTTTGTCTTCAACGGTAATGAAATTTACGACACGACTCTTACGACTTCACTTATGACAGGCTACTATCTCCGAGAGACCAACGTCTGCAACTGGTACGATACGGATTCACTAGGGGCATGGGGATATGTCACAAGGGCTTGGTGCTGTGGAGCGACAATAACCGGGGGCAAGTCGTGGAGTTATACGGTTAAGATCGATCCGCTTGAACGAGATAGAAATGCAAAGATTCTTTTTGTCAAGCCAGACGCAGACGCTGTTATTGGTGGGACGGGATGTACTTGGATTGATGCCTGTTCACTCAGTACGGTTCAGGCGAGGGCGACCGGAGCAAGTGAATATACTATCTATGTAGCACCAGGGATATATTCAGACGTAGAGATTGATTGGACAGTTTCGGCACCAACGAAAATCTTTGGAGCGGGAATAAATTCAAGCATACTGATTGGCAAAAAAGACGTGTCCAGTGGATTAGGGTCTCATTACGTTTTTAGAATGAACTCGGCAGATACATCTGCGGTAGAGTTTGCCGGATTCACTGTCCAATCTTTCCGGGCATCGACCGGTGATTATGATTCGGTTACCCATTGGGGCGTTTATCCTTTGATAAGTAGGGGCTGGTACATGCATGATTGTCTGATTCGTGGCTTTTATTATGGCATACAAACCTGCGGGGCTTCTATTTATGGTCGGTTTGAAGATAACAGGATATTGCATTCCGTTAGTATGCCTATGAAAATAGAGGGTGGATCGGGGAATTTGTTTAGAGATAACGCAATAGATTCAGTTACGGGATCTGCGGCGGTCGGCATCAATGTTAGTAGCACCAGTTACGATAACATTTTCACGAGCAATATTGTCGCCATGAACAAGGGAAGAGCTATTTATTGTGCTTCCGGAACCAAGAGGAATATTTTTGCGAATAACTCCCTTTCTGCTACAGGGGATTCGGTTATAGTTGATGCCGGTGATAATGTTTTTATCGGAAACCACAGGCGAAGCCAGTCAGCCGATCCGCAAACGCTTGAAGATGACCTAGCTGTTCTTGAAGGATATGTAGATGGCATAGAGACCAAGACCAATAACCTTCCTGCTGATCCTGCCTCAGAGACAAATGTGAATGCCAACGAAACCAAGATTGATGTGATTGATGGCATTGTTGATGGGATCGCAGCCTTCCTCGGAGCAACCGACGGTGATTATTTTATATTCTATCCGCTAGGTTCAGCCAACAAGGATAGCCTAAGAGCATTTAATTCAGCAGATGCTTGTGTAGGAACAATGTATTTCCTTCATACCGGCTCTGTCATAGATAGCACAAGGTGGGAGAAATGGTAATGAAAAAGATCGTCCTTCTGATTCTGTTCTTAGTCTTATCCCCATTGGCACGGGCTACGACGTTTTATCTCGATTATGAGAATGGCAATGATACTAACAACGGAACAACCTGGGCTTTGGCTTGGAAGACCTTAACCACGGGAGCTACGGAAGCAAGGATAACCGCAGGTGATGTTATCCGCATTGCTAAATCGCCAGAGCCGGTTAGTTTGGGCAGTGTTACATGGACGGACAATTCGGCGACGGTTACTTTAGCTTCTGCGGCCACTGCAAACATAGATGACGGTGAAGTGGCCTGGACTGCATCTGCCGACGTGACTGCCACGGCCAGCAGCACGTATGAGAAAGAGGGAACTAACTCTGCAAAACTGGTAATAGCTGGTGAATTCACTACTGGCATAATTGCTTACAAACAGATCAGCGATACGGATTTTTCTGATTATGATGAAACGACATTTTGGCTAAGGACAACGGCGGCTATTGCGGCTAACTGTCTTAGGCTTGACCTGTGTTCCGATATTGCTGGGGTGACGGTTGTAGACAGCATGATAATCGACCATGCTCTTGTCTCTGGATATTTTTATCCGATTCACATAGACAATGGCGGAGCTTTGGGCAGTAGTATTCAATCGGTAGCTCTTTATGCTCGGACTGATCCTGGGAGCGTGACAATCTACATTGATAATATCTTGGCCTGTAATGGTTTTAACCTGACCAGTTTGATTGGCAAAAACACGGATGCCGAAAGCTGGTGGACGATCAAATCCATAAATGGCACAACCGTAATCTTGGGCAATGTTGCCGATTATGGATCGACGGTTAGAAAATATCAGGGGGCCTCGGAGGGAGTGACCAGCTATTACAGAGAGACCATAAAAACTACGTTGGCGACTTCAACCACAATCAATGTACAGCAGATAATGGATGCAGGCACTTATGGTGGTAACAGCATAACTTTTTCCGGCGGTTGGAATACGTCAACTACAGAACAGGATGGTGAAACTTGGTTCGATGGGATTAATGGGCTGGGAAATGGAATATATATGAGTGCCAAGGATTACATTACGTTCGACAACATTAGTCTGACACGTTACTATATTGGGATTTATGCCACTAACACAGAGTACACTTACGGAGTGAACATAACATCCAACGGAAATCAGCTATATGGAATCCATTTGAATATCTCGACTATGCACAGCGAATGGGATACTTTGACTGCAAATCAAAATGTCCAAGCAGGATTGGTCTTTGAACAAGAGTGCAACAGCCATACTGTGACTGTTGGGCGTTTTTATTCCAATACCAGCGGCGTTACCTGGGGATCCAATGCAAGCTCTAATGGTTGCCATTTAGATTCCTGCTATGCTTACGGAAATCAGGCCAGGGGATTCCATTGCAGTAACACCAATGATGCGGTCATAAAGAATAGTCATACCAAAAACAATATCACTTGTGGAATTATTTGCGACAACTCCCAAGTCTATTTTTACAACTGTCTGCTTGAAGAGGCATCGGAAATGAACTGGGGTGCCAGTGGAGAATCTAAAACATCCTTTATCCGCAGTCATAGACACGATCAGGTGGAGGATAGGTTTAAGGACTGGTATCCGTTGGGCATGATTACGGATCAGATTACTGCTGGACAGGAGGCTAGCTGGGCTAGGGGTGGATCAGGGTTGTGCGTTTATTTGGCTCCGCTTAGTACCATATATCCCCTAGAGTTTGTCTTCAAAGTGCCTGTAAGCGATGGCGTAGCTTTTACGGTTAGCTTTTATGTGAAAAAGACAGGTGAAGACCCAACTCTTACATTTTCCTCTTATGGTGCTGGAATCACACCGATTAACGATGCCTCTGTCACCGTAACCACAAGCTGGGCTCAATACACTTCTAGCAGCATGACACCAACAGAAAATGGGTTTGTCGAAATAACTTTAAAAGCACTGGATTCATGGCCAGAGGGTGACATTGGGATCGACGATATTTCTATCTCTGCTGGAGGGTACAGTGATTTTGGTGAATGTGATTATTGGTACTACGGAGCAATAGATGGAGGAATCGTAGGATCATATTTTGGTTCAATGGACAGATGGTATTACGGCTCGCCTGATGGAGGGATTACTGATGCCTCAGCCGTTGAGGGCGACACCATAACCTATATGCGAATCAAAGGCGACTGGAGATTCAGGTCGTCTTATACGAGCGGTGCAGATTATATGAGGGCGATGGATTGGAGGTTTCAGGATACGACTTATGTATCCGGTTTGCCGGGTGGAATTGTAAGGATTCACGGCGACGAGGGGATTTTGAAGATACACGATGAGGATGGAATAGTTAGAATTCACAGATAAGAATTAAGCTACAGGAGGTGCAGTATGTACGGTAAGAGTAAATTGGGGAAGGCGATAACAGTCTTTCTCATGGTTTGCGTGGGCGGAAGTTTGCTTTATGGGCTGGCCTATGCAATCAATCGGACGACGGGCAGCAATACCTTTGCTGGTGAAGGCATTCGTATTGGAACGGGGCCTAATGACGATACGATTCACGTCTTTCAGGGCAGGGGATTATGGATTGACAATGATAGTCTCGTCGTTCTCTTAGGCCGTGGTCTGGCTTTCGATGGCGACAGTGCTATCGTCAACGCCGGAGATGGATTGGATTTTAACGCTAATGCCTTGAAAGTTTTGACTGGATGGGGAACGAAGATCGACAATGATTCGGTCGTCTCTGATGTAGCAGAGCTTGACGATTATTTCGTGACGATCTCTACTGTCCAGCAGATTACAGCGGTTAAAGGATTCAGCGATACGCTTCGCTTGGGGACAAATGACGCTGATGGAATTCTGTCAATCTTCTCGGAGCAAGGCGGAATAGACTACAAGGTTGTAGTCAAGCCCCATGCGACAATGACTCAAGATGTAGTTCTAGTTCTGCCTCCCGACGATGGCGGAGCTTCAACATTTCTTAAGTCTGATGGATCAGGCAATCTTACTTGGGATACTCCACCTGGTGGTGATCCTGGATCGGCGATTCATGATTCCTTGAATACTCATTGGACTATTTTCACTACTTCGGGCGCGGAAATCCACGACAGTTTAAACGCCAACTGGTCTACGTGGCTGGATGGAGATGCCAGCGAAGCGGACATACACGATTCTTTAAATGCCCACTGGACAGCTTTCACAGCCGGAGAAGATGGATCGGAGGCCGATATTCACGACTCAATATACGCTAACACCGCAGGGTACGCCACCAATAGCGAAATTCACGATTCTCTCTGGATTCAGGACTTTTGGAGTCCCACTAATTATGATGTAGATACTGTGACTGAGACGGGCTTTGAAATCTTTTATCCGATTGAGATACGTGGTACACCCAGCCATTCAAACGTTGCTAGATTTTGCAACAACACTGGCTCTGACGATAAAATGGGGAGTGTGAATTGGAATGGCAGATTGCCTGGTGGTTTTCTGGCAGACGTAGACAGTTTTAACATTGGCTTTGTGACAACAGATACTGATACCCTCATCAGCAAGGTAAACATCGCTATCTATGCAATGAATGATAGAGAGGGGTGGCCGCCGGAGGATACGGTGAAGTTCTCTGGCAACAGCTATGCAAGTACTGTTGCAGATACCTGGAGATGGATAAGCATCGCAGCGGGTGATATTAGCCCGATTGCTGCTTTAAGCAAAGTGATCATTAGAGTTGAAGCCACCGCCGACGATGGTGAAATGGTACAAGTGGAAGGTCCGGACCAAATGGGTTTTTGGGCATTCAGAAAATAGTATGAGAGATTGTCCATGCTGAAAAGATGCTGGCTTATAGTTCTCTGTCTTGCCTTCGCTTCGCAGGTGGCAGGGGAGGATATATCGCCGAAGGATACGGTGTTCCTTGAGTATTCCACGCTGATTAACTATAACGGAAGTAGTGTAGGCACTGTGTTTGTAGAAGTCAAGCATGGTGCTTTGAAATACAGCGTTCCGCTACAAGATGATGGGGAGGGAGAATGGAGTGGAGCAATATATTTGCCTGATTCTCTCCCTGGCGGCGTGCCTACTGGCAGTTGGAACCGGAAGTATTTCTGGGCCTATGCTGGAGATACGACAAAGGAAGATGAGACATTCGGAGTCCGAGACACGAGCGAATTGCAGGGATCGGCTTCAGGGCTGACGGTCGGTGATATAATTGATTCACTTATTGCCATTGGCTATTTTGGCTCCGGTACAGGGTCCTACAAGGATACGATCATAGTTCTGGACGAAGATACGAACACGGTCGAAGGCGTATCTATCACCGTTAGAAACGCTTCGGGAACGGTTGTAGCGGCACAAGAAAGCGACGTAAACGGCGTAAGAATTTTCAATCTTGATCCTACGGTTTATACTTTTAGTCTTCAGCGAATAGGCGTGATTGTTAGCGACGATACGACAATTACGGTTTCAGGGAATCAGACCGATACGATTTGGGTGATGAGTTTCAGTCCTTCTGCACCACCAACAGACAGTGTTTGCATTGTCTATGGCTGGGTTAAACGATCTGGTGTCGGAGTTGGGGGTGCGAGGGTCAAAATGTGGCTTCCACAATTTCCGGTGACGTATCATGGCGTAATAGTAGATGCCATCAATCCAATGACCGTCACAACCGATAATACCGGTTATTTTGAATTTGACGAAGGGTGGTATCCAAATAGCCTTTTGTTGCCCGCAAATACAAGATATATCTTTAGGGTAGAATGGCAGGGTCTAAAATTTGAAAAGAAAATAGAAGTTCCGTTACAAGATAGTTGGCAGATAGAATTGGATTTACCGTAATAAGCGGAATTACTGATGTTTAGAGAACCTTAGAAAGCAACCAGGCGACTATTGCGATGGCTGTCAAGATCAGACCAAAGGTTAGACGGTTTTCAAGGTAGCGGGGGAACATTATTTCTCTTTTTTCGGATGGTGATCCATGTGAACGCATTGGCACAGACGAAGACACCGACAATCATGGACGTAACTGTCCAGTCTATATAGTAGGATACCCTTTTGTCTAGTTCTCTAAAGTCCAAAACTGGATACATTCCCTTTCCCTCAATTTTATGCAACTCTCCGGATTTTTTGTTTATCCTATAGACTATCCCCCCTAGGCTTTTTGTCGGATACCGTCGTGTTTGCTCTTTATTTCTTATAGTAAGGGTTTTTGTGTAATTATCGTCTAAGGCAAAGATTTTACTTGACAAATCTCTGTGTGTGTCGTATATATATAGACAGAGGAAAGAAATCTTAAACGAGAGGAGTGTCAAATGAACGTAACGCAGATAGATGCAGATGATCGAGGCCACGACAGATTTTCCGTGGTGTCCGATTCCGGCAAAACCTACGTTGTCACGTATGACGGATCTGGCGACGGAGATCCGGAGTATGTTGCATTGTGGTCATGCACATGTCCGGCTTACAAATATCACAGAAACACGTGCAAACATATAACCGCGGTTGCGGAATTCTGCGACCAAAAAGAGGAGGAAAATATCAATGACCAAATTTAAGCCCATGTTTTGCCCCCAGTGTGGATCGCGTCAGGTCTACACAAGAATTCAAACCTCAGAGCGTGTCTGTCGACGTTGCGGGCACGTCTGGAAAACGGAGGAAAAGAATGAAACCAATTAGATGTGAAAATTGTGGTTCAAAATTAAATGATCCCGACCCTCTCCAATCATGCCCCGATTGTGGAGAGGACTGGACAAAGACTTTCGAGGAGAACGAAACGGACGATGAGGAATATAATGAGAGAATGTTGGAAACGCCATAAAAGATTAACCCCCTCCGCTTGCGGAGAGAAGGGAGTGCCGAACCATGGAACTCACACATGTAGAACAGAGCAGAGAAGAAAAACGAGAAATCAACGCAACCGAATTGATTAGATTTTCTGGTCACGAATTCCTGTCGGAATTTCGTGTTCGCAACATTGACAAATTTGAAGCCACCTTCAACGGGGTATGTTGTAGCGTCGAGGATACCTCCGGCGGATTCGGACTACCACATGTCATCGCCTACTGTGACAACCCAGCGGGATACAGAAAACCAAAAATTGAATTAGGGTTAATTGAAAGCGAAGACAGCGACGATTATATCCAGGATGGTAGCGATCCACTCAGGGTGAATGGCTGGGCATGGAGAATGCAATCGGATGACGAGCTCGTGAGTGGCGGCTGGAGCGACCAACTCTATCACACTGCTCAGGAGGCATTTGAAGCTGCTATAAAAACCAACGACTAACGTCTCTCCGATAGATTTTGGAGGATGCTCGATTTTTGGCGACTTTGGATCGCTCCCTTATATTCAACCACTGTAAGGGAGATAATCCGGGTGCATACCGAACCTTTCCCGGATAAAAGTATTTCCTCTAACCATAGTTGAACTATATCTTGGGGTGTTTGGTTTTTTTACTTTTTACCCGCCGGGTAACAAAGTCGCAAAGTATCTAAACCAACACCCCAATCCAAAACCCTAAAATCTTAACCCCAAAAGCAAAGATTTAGAAACAAGGATAGGTTTATCTTTTTCCGAAACATTCAGGGAAAATCCGGCTCAACTTTTTTGCTAAGTCGTTGTCTTGTAAAGGCAATTTTTTTGAGATTTTTCTTGACAAAGGACAAACGCTGATTATATTGGGGGCGTATTAAGGTTAGACTAAAGTTTGCCGATAAACATTAAGCGAGGTGAATCGAATGCCAGTAAAGACGGAAAGAATTTGTAAAGGTCTTTTGGTGAAGCCTGATGCTAAGTTTTTTAAGTCTGGTGGGAGTATCGGATTGATTATTCCTTTGGATGTCGTTTCGAGCATAGGCATAACAGAAGGCAGGGGCTGCCGGATTTTTCGGAATATTGAGAATCAGCTTATCATCGAACTTACACAAGATGGCGAACCCAAAACTGAATAGAATCGGATACTATTCGTCCTATTTTTTCACCCTAAAGGATTTGGGGTTTCTGCCGATGAGTATAGCTGTTAAACCTGGCAAGCAGATAGGGAGGGCATAAAAAAGGGCAACAAGATGCTGCATGATAAGCTGGGCTTTATTGCTGGACACGTGAACGAATACGCAGCTATGATTCTCCTAGACCTGAATCCAGATGATCTTAAAGACCGAAAGAAGTTTAGGAAGCTATTAGACCAAGATAAGGAAATAACGCTATGGAAAAACACCGAACAAATAGACACTCAATCGGTGTTCTTGTACCGCAAACGCCAAAACGAGAGGGCGCAGAAAATCGTGGATCGCGTGCTCAAAGAACTCCGAGAACTCAAGGAAGTGGACAAACAGGTTTTGAAGGAGGTCCAAGAGTTGAAAGAGGAGTTGAAGAAAGACAGAGGGGATGATAAGGGTTAGTTTACATAGGAGTGTCCAGAGCCTTTGTTTTTCTAAGAGGAATTTCACTTGACCAATCAACCTTCGACCTCGGCGGGCTTTCTATGTTTAATATCGTAGGTAAATTCCCAATGTCAAGAGAAAAATGCAAGATTGTGCAAAAAAAGAACACTTGGAGGGGGGATGCCCAAATTGACCTTGGCGGGTCCGCTTTGCCTGGGTGTCTCCCCTGCCGGAGAGGAATATGAAGGATAATTGGGGTCAAAGAGTTTATCGGCCTGGAGAACCAGAAGATATTGACTACATAGCCATGAAACGAGAAATGACCAAAGTTGCAGGCTACACCTGTGAAAGTTGTAGGAAGAAATTTCCACAAAGAGAATTAACCTTGCATCATGTTATACCTCGATGTGAAGGCGGACCCACCGAACCAGATAATCTAATCGTTGTCTGCAATCCCTGTCATAATCTTATTGAACCGCTGGAGTTTCGGACGAAAGTACATATCCGTTATTATGCCGCAAAGACAAAACTAAAAATAAAGAGAAGACCTATTGTTGCCATGGAAAAGCAAAATGACTGGCACCAATGGGTCTATGGTGGCTGTCGGAATCCTCAACTTGACGTTATATCGACCAACAAACAGCCATAGAGACGTTCTGAGCAAAGATGCCGTTGTAGAAGTGGAGAAATGGCCCAATGAAGAACCAGTCTCATAAGTCCTTGAAACATAACAAAACCAGTTTTTCAAGAAAGGATGGCTGAAAATGGAATTTACAGACAAAAGTACGATTGGTGAAAAGTACCATCCAGCAATGGAAATCACCGACCAAGAAGAAGCGGATGCTTACTTTGAAAAGTGCGTCCAGCACACCATGTCTTTTGGTCACGAAACAAGAGAAAGGGCGGAAGAGATAGAGCGAATGAATTTGGGATATTTCGCTGGTTACTACGATACGGAAACAAGGCTTCGTGTAGAAAAACTATTCAAGTGTGCCCACCCGATTTTCGGTAAGGCAGTGGATGGAACACCAACACCAGAAGAGGCTTTTGAAGCTGGTAAGAAACTGGCAAAAGGAAGTAGCTGATTCACCTCCTCTCAAGACGTGTAATCAGCCCCCTCCCTCCGGCTGGGTTCGGCATCCACTGGCCGGAGCGGAGGGAAGAAAGGAGTAGAGATATGGATTTTATGGATTTACAGAGATGGTACATCGAAGGACAGAAGGAGTGGGTTAAGGAGAATAACGCGAAGATCGGAGATTCGGTGCTAATTATGCGGGGTTGTAAATCTTCCGAAATGGGTTGCAGTTGTGCTCCCTGTGATTTCCTTCATCCTCAGAAACAAGAGCAAGTCCGGAAGGTAGTAACAATCGATCAGATACAGCCATCCTTCATCTCCTCTAACGATGGTGAACATGTGTATTGTTGGCCTTGGTTCTGCCTCGAACTCGTCGAACACGCTCAGCCTGAATTCCGGCTTCCCGCAGAAATCCAGGAGATTATTGACAAGAGCCAGTTTGATGGCTGTGAAAAAGAGAGCCTTGCGAAACTGGTCGGGGAAATCCTGAAAAGAAAGGAGTAGATATGGGAGAGATAATCAAAAAGGCACTGGAGGATCCCCATGCCTGAAATCCTGAAAGTCTGGAATAGTTTCGGCTTTGACACTATCTGCATCGCCTGGGGCTGTTTCTTCATTGGCTGGTACTTGTTGAAATCCTTCTTGGGAGAGAGACCGAGATGAAGGTTAAAGTCAAACAGGTTTATTACTGTGACTTCTGTAAAAAACACTCTCTTCTGCCCTTGCAGAAACATGAAGAGGGTTGCACCTTGAATCCAGACCGCTATTGCAGGCTTTGTGGAAGAGATGACCTTAAACCACTGATAGCAAAATATGCCAACACGTATGTTTTGAAAGAAGAGGAGGGTGGGTTTGGGCCTGAGACAAAGGTTGAATGGACAAACGGAGAAGTCAAGATGGGGGATATTCTCAGTGACACAGAGCATTGCCCAAATTGTACTCTGGCGATTTTAAGAATCAACAAGTTGTGCGAAACACACCTTGGGTGGAACTACAAGGAAGCACTGGAGTCATGGTGGGAAGACCAGAAACCAGTTAATGACTATTACTATTAAACAAAGGGGGTAGCCATGTCAACAAGATTCACGATAAACCAAGAAATCGGTTATGATCCCAGCGACGACTATGGGGATCATCTTGGCAAGAGACTCATCCAACTAAGTGATGAGATAGACAAGATTCAAGAAGAACTCAAAGAACTTGATAGGAGAAAATTCTGATGAACCCAGGTAACGGGCCAGGCACCCCCTTTCTTAAGTTGCATTTCTTTCCCCTACATCTTCAAAGCTTGGCCCGTGCCCGTTAAAAGAAAGGAATGAAATATGAAACAAGTAAAGCGGAGAGAGTTAAGGAGACAAATTGAAGAGCCCGTACTCAGAACGAATGACTAACTTCACCTGGCGCCCTCTTCCTGGTTCCCTCTTCTGCGACTATGACTACTGGGAGCTAATAGTTTTGTCCGTAGGCTTCTGGTTCATGTGGAGAGTGCTCTGTGTAGGATAAAGGAGATGAGAAGATATGAACTTTCAAGGATATATCAATAAGATTATGGTTACGACAAAGAAAGAGGGTGATGTGGAAACGGATTATGTACAACTGACCATATTGGCTCCACTTCGTCGAGATTTAAACTTGACTGAACTGATGAAGTATTTCCGAGAACCAAGTTATTTCGGAATCGAAGCCAGTCAAGTCGAACTCAACCCGGTCTAAATAAAACTCGACCCTCTCCCCTATCGCTCAGGTCGAGGGCCGTAAACCGCTAATCATAAAATAGGAGGAGGTTCAAATTTGTCAAGAGAATTTTTCGATGAATATACTACTGTTGACTGTAATGCTAAGGACTGTATTCATCATAAAGAAACTGATGATTGCCACTGGGGTATGTCACCACCGAACTGTCTCTGGTTGTGCGTTGAAATAAAACCGGATGGTTCAGCTAAGCTTAGCTGCCATAATTATGAAAGAGAGGATGAGGAAAATGTCAAGAGAAAAGTTGATAGAGCTGATTACAGCGGTCGCGGAATTAAGAAGGGACTGCATAGCAAAGGAAGAGAGGGTAAAAGCATTTCGTGAAGGCTTTCAAAAAGGTGTAGGAACCGATTTGTCCATGTATTTGCAGGACGAATCTGAACCAGTCGAAGAAATGGCAAACGTAGGGGGCGGGAATGATCCCGAAACAGAAGAGGAAGGAGGTAAAAATGCCTAGTGAAAATATGCCAGTATTGGCAGAGAAGCACATCATTGCACCGTTGGGTACACCCGAACAGCTTTTAGACCTGTTGGAGCAATATGAGAAACTCAAAGCTAAGATCGTCCGGTCGGATGATCTCCAAAAAATTCAGGGCAAGGACTTTCTCAAAAAATCCTATTGGCGAAGGATTGCCAAATGCTTCGGGCTTTCCCTATCGCTGGACAAGGAATGGAAGGAAAACAACGAGGACGGAAGCCTGACTTTCTATGCTGTCTACACGGCGACCGCGCCTAACGGCCAAAGCTGTGCTGGTGATGGGGCCTGCAGTACGGCAGAAAAGGGATTGGAGAAAAGCCACCACAATGCCCGTGCCACAGCCCACACCAGGGCAAAGAACAGAGCTATTTCTGATCTGGTTGGCGGTGGCGAAGTATCCGCAGAGGAAATAAATGGAGATCATCAACCGTCAAAATCACCAACAGAAAAAGATTTGTTAATTAGTCCGGCTCAGGCAAAGCGGCTCTTTGCCGTTGCCAAAAGCAAGGGATATAACAACGAGGCAATCAAAGCACACCTTGTTTTGGAATATGGCCTAGAGCACAGCAAAGACATTAAGCGGGAATCCTACGAACAAGTCGTGGAAGACTTTAGCAAGGGAACCGCACTGAAGGGAAATGAGATCCAATGACCGACCACAAGCACAAGTGCCCTTACTGTGAGGAAATCTGTGAGTCGTTCACCGATCCGATTAGCGGTGAACCCTACAAAGATGCTTCCGGTGAAATGCACTGGTACTGCCCTAGTCATGGGCGCTGGAATCCGAGAACGGTTAGGATGCGGAAGCAACGAGTACCAATGCAGGTGCTAGAGGACAGGGAAGTATATGGAGAAGGTGAATAATGCTGGCCGCCTTGCTCTCTGAAAATTCAATATCGAGGATCCACCCTCATTTGATTCTAGGATTGGAGGGCGGCTGGCTCCAAGAATTAGGCCGGTTCCTCGGCCCAAAACCCCGCTGGCTTGCTGAATCAAAGCGGCTGTAGTTCAAATGGGAGAACATCGCTCACGGGCGACGTTGTAGGTTCGACTCCTACCAAGTCCACTTGGTTCGGCGGCCAGCGGGAAAAAGAAAGGAGAAAGAGGAGAGATGCCCTTATATCATGCTCAGGATGAAGATGAAGAATTATGGATCGCCGCAAGAGATTATGGCGATGCTGTAAATAAGTGGACAGCGACTAAGGAGAGGGTTCGAGTCCCTCTTACCGTTGCAGACCAACTGCCGTGCGGGCCACTAGAACCAGGATGCAGAAAACGAAGATAGGAGAAGGCTATGCTGCCAAAAACGGGGATTGAATATCTTGACCGAGTTTATAATCCAATAAAGGGACGGTGCCCCACCGACTGCTGGTTTTGCTATATGAAACGACCACCTTCCTCTTGGAGTGTAAACACAAATCCAACGTTACGGCTACAAGAGAAAACACTTTATGACCATTTTCCTAAAGAGCCCAGCCATATCGGTGTAGGCTTTAATATCGAACTCTTCCATCCCGAGATTCCAAGGGAATGGATTCGGCGAATTATAGCTGTGATAGAAGTACGTGGCCAAGATCATATGTTCATTTTCCTCACCAAATTCCCCGAACGCTACGCCGAATTCGACTTTCCCAAGAACTGCTGGCTGGGGGTGACGGTGACAAATCAATATGACCGAAATTACAGAACCGTCGAATTCTTCAAAGCTACAAAGGGCAAAGAGAACCTTCTGTTTGTATCACTTGAACCATATCTAGAAGATATGAGTGCGTGGGGTTTCAATTTTGCCGATATATCGTGGTTGATTATTGGAGCACTCACCGGCCCAAAAGCTAAGGAATACCGCCCAAAAAGAGAGTGGATCAAGCGACACGTAGAAGAATATAGAATTGCTGGTAAACCTATTTTTCTAAAAGATAACATAGCCTCTATCTGGGGCGACAAACTGATACAGGAGATGCCGGAATAGGAGGAAGCATGAAAAAGATCAGACTAAAAGTTGGTGATAAGATTGAATTGGATGATAAGACCCGTTGCACTATCAAAGTTATTTTGGCATCAGACAAAACGGGAATGTTAATTAAAGATGAAACCGGAGAAATCCGTTTTTTCTCGAACGCTCAAGCAAAAAAATAGCCCGACCAGGAGGAGGGGATGCCCAGATCGAAAGAGAATAGAAGAAAGGTCTTGACAAAAAAGGGGCAAAAGTTTATATTATCCTCGACAGTAGAGATGGCCGATTTTGTTTTGGTCGAGGATAATTCAGACCGTCGGCCACAAGTGTTGAGCATAGCTCCGGCTATCTCTACTGTCCACTTGTGAGTTGACGGTCTTTTTTATTTGGAGGGGAAATGCCCCGCAAACGATTTCACAGCTATGAGCAATACAGAAAAAAATGGTATAGGCGTTTGTCGATCTGGGCACGTGAACTATGGGACGGTTTGATCGACTTCGCTGACGATGAAGGTTTTGGAAGTGCGGAGCCAGTCGATCTAAAAGCCGACATTTTCATAGACGATGATTTGACCCTCGAACAGGTCGAAAATTTCCTTCAAGAACTGGTCGAAGCGCAGGAAAAAGACCCGATGGTTGTAATTTTTGACGTAAAAAACTCCAAAAATTCCGAAGACAGTGATCAGTACTATTGGCTTCCAAAATTTTTCGACTTCCAACCAAAACCAGATTACCCCACTCCATCGAAAATCGCTAACCTGTTGATAGATATGGGCAAGTTGGACAGTAAGTTTGCACTGTCCATACACCGGAAATTTTCCGTCCGTCATGCCATACGTAAGGCAACACGGACGGAGAAAAAGTCCAGTGGTCTTGGTCTTGGTCTTGGTGTAGGTGTTGGTCTTGGTGATAAAAAGAAAAACTCTTGTCGGAGCAAACCATCCGACCCTCGTGTGACAGAACTCAAAAACTTCTGGATTTGGAAATTCGAGGAGACCTTCGGGGTAGAACCGGCCTTTTCCTTCGGGAGAGACTTTAAGCTCTTCAAAGACCTTTTGGGCTACGTCGATTCTCAAAAGAAGATACCTGCCGACTGCAAGGTGCTTTTGATCATCAATCTCATGGCTGATTATTTGGAGAAACAGAAGGAAAGGGATGCTCAGTATAAAAAGACCACTGTGCCCGGGTTCAAGAAAGCCTTTGAGACTTTGATAACTGAAGTGGATTGGGACAATCCAGACTGGGAAGGAGCCAAGAAAGAATATGGCGATATTAAAAAGGAAATCGGAATACAGCGAAAAGTTAAAGGTGCCGGACCTGACCAGGATGCATCTGAAGATGCTGCTGTTCAGGAGTAGGCAGCACTATGATTCTTGGCTAGTATTTGGAAGTCACCCGGACAGAAAAGCGATATTGGACGTTGGCAACGCCCATATTCCTCGAAGCATCTTTGCAGAGTCCATGGGAATGAAGGATGGCTCATTCACTATTCCTAATGATGTCTTAGAGTTGGTCTCCACTCCACCAGAAGTTATTAGCTCTCGTGGATTTACAGAATCAGACCTGAAAAAAATCCAGCTTGAATATCTTCTTTATCAATCAGAGGCAGATGCAGGGCAATGCCCATTCTGTCGGGTGCATCGAGACATTCATCTAATGCAGGTTCTATCGCCTCATTTTGTGACTTATGGGATTGAAAAGGGTGGAGTTAGCTGTCCCTGCATTCACCTTTGTTTTGAAGATGGGTTTGAAGTCTTAGGCCAGGCGGACTGGATTCGGAACTTGAAGAAGGCAGGAAATTATTGAGGCGCAGGACATGAGCAAGCTGAAAGGAGAATGTTGTTAAACGAAACGAAAATAATTCTTGATCTCTGTGGTGGCACTGGTGCATGGAGCAAACCGTATGCGAATGCGGGGTATGATGTGCGGATTATTACGTTGCCGGAACATGATGTGCGGTCATACGAACCACCAGATAATGTTTATGGTATTTTAGCTGCTCCACCCTGTAGGGTTTTCAGTCGAGCAGCCTGGAAAATACCAAAAGGGGAAAAAGATTTTAAGTCAGGCATGGAAACGGTTCGGGCTTGCCTAGATATAATTTGGAGAATCCAATCAAACGGTATACCGCTGAGATTTTGGGCACTCGAAAATCCAATGGGTTTTCTTTACAATTTTTTGGGTTGGCCGGCCTTCATTTTTCAGGGTTGGCAAATGGGAGAGACCGGAACGGGTCGTACGAAAAGATATGCAATTTGGGGATACTTCAAACCACCAAACAAAAGAGTAAAAAGACGTCCCAAAGATTTACCACCTACTCGGCAGAGTCATAGTGATTGGTATTCTCCCAAGCGACCACAATGGGTGGATGCAGATTTACCGCTAACAAGGGCTGATATAAGGGCTATCACTCCCGCCGGTTTTGCCCAAGAATTCTTTGAGGCGAATCCATGAGCAAGCTGGTTAGCGAAGAGCCATTGGATAAGTGACATGACCGCCTCGCCCAAGAGATTTTGAACCTGAAAACAGGAGGTTGATATGAAAGTCGTGGATGCAGACAGAATCAATGAGTTCTTGGGGTATTGGGAAAAACAAATACCCTTTCCAGCAAGCACTGAATTGAGACAAATGATGATAGAATCTTTTGAAGTCCGCTCTCCCGAAGAGATCAAGCGGGCAAGGAAGGAGTTCAAGGCAATTATGAATAATCCCGGAGATCCGTATGTGGGGGCAATTGCAAAACAATTTTATGAGTTATGTCTTTGGTTCCAAGATAAATCTCAAAAGCGATGGAGCTTTGACCCGCCTTCGGATAAGGAGGAAAAGGAGGAAAAGCCATGACTGACCGAACAAAGATTAAACTATTCTGTATCATGCTTGGTATTGTCGTACCCATTATCATTTTCGCCTGTCTGCTCTTCGTCAAGGCCAGCCGAGGGCAGGAACTAACCGAGACTGTCGAGACCACGCACGTCGTAATAGAGGCTTATCTGTTGCCTGGTTCTATGCCCCAAGACAAGGTTAGATTATACCTGCCCATAAATCGCCTGTTCCCATATTATAGGCCAGACTATGGGGGGGACTGGCGTATAATCGTGGATGGCCTTCGGTTCTACATGGAAGAGGAACCAAGTTGGTGGAAGGAGGACAAGACCGATGAATAACATTCCAGGTCAAAGCGCAGTTAAGACCACAAAGCAGAAAGAGAGGGAATGGGAAGTTCCTGCACTCAAGCAGAACCTACATGACATTCTACAACGTTTTTGGGACTTGGGTTATCGAGAGTTAACCATTGGCAAGATCAAGATTGATCTGAAAAAGGCTTTTGGAAAAGAATGAGAGGAAAAGAGTGGGTTTGAAAAAGCCGGGACCCGAAGCGTTCCATCCAGGGGAGTATGTACGCGATGAATTGTTTGCCCGTAGGTGGAGTGAGGTTCACCTGATGGAGAAAAGTCATTTGACGTGGAGGGAGGTAGTTCGATTAGTACATGGGGAATGCCCCGTAACGTCCAGAATGGCTAAGGCTCTCGGCAAAGCCTTTGGTACCGGCTCGGAGGTTTGGCTGAATCTGCAAAAAGGCTATGATGCAATTAAAGCAATCAAGGGGACGGAGAAGAAAAGATGAACGATCCAAATGTCTTTGAAATCATGGCAAACAGTCCTGCCGGCTTAATTCTTGGTGTGCTAATGCTTTTTGCTTTGGGTGTAGTATTGGGTGTAATTTACTGCATCTATGATGATCTGAAACAACGTTTCAGGGCGTGGAGGAAAAGATGAATAGAAACTATCGGGCCGGATACCTGGCGGAGCAGGACATCCGTAAGAAGTTTAAACCACCAAGATATACGACCATGAGGAGTGCGGGATCACATGGTCCCTTTGATGTGATCGTATTTGACCATAAAGAGCCGGAGATCCATCTGATTCAAGCTAAGAAGATGAAGAAGTGGAGTGAATTGGTGGTCAAGAAAACGATCGAAATGCTAGAAAAAGTCGTGGTTCCGATCTCCTGTGTAAAGGAGTTGTGGGTGAAAATTCCTCGGCAAAAATGGATAACTAGACACGTGGAATAAATCTTGAACCGGGAGGAGTGATGAGAAGACCACGACACGAATTAGAATACAGAAACACTTTGGATAGTCTGAAATCGTGGCTGGTGAGACAGCGAGATACAAAGAACTCTTCGGAGATATTAGCCTTCTCTCCAAAGAGAGTTTTAGATAAGATCGCTGAAATTTGGGAACGAAAATCAAAAGAAAGAAGAGATCTAAACTCAGATCTTAGGCGTTTTTAATCCCCTGCACATCTAGAGGGAAGAAAGGACGGTGAATGATGAAAGCTCTTTATTGGATTAGCGTAGTTTGTGCAGCAGTCGGAGTAGTCTTGATCCTTTTAGGATTAGCTTTTGCAAAGGATCATCTTTGTCTTGGCGGGGGTATTATTTCTATTCAGGGTTTTATCGCCTTTGGTATGTGGATTGCTTTCGAGGAAACTATTTGGAGATTAAAAAGTTAAAAACCTAATCCCCTTGAATAGCCCCGCTCATGGATGAGCAGGCAAGGAAAGGAGGGCTGAGCCGATGCGAACGTGGATTTGAGGTCAGAAAAAGAATTAGACACCAATAGACTTTTCAAAACCGTACCTATGTTTAGATTTACTTAACCTAGCAAAGACAGAATCCGGCTCCCGTTCGGGCAAGACAGCAGATCTCCCCTCAAATAGAAGAGCGGGGGCCGGAGAAAAGATGAGGGCGAAGATTGGATGAAAGTTTGAATGGCTGGACTTACCATCGGGGCAATAAGGCTTTATTAGAGAATAAAGAGTTAAGTCGCTTGACAAAATTGTTTCGTAACGAGAGCTTCGATTTTGCTATTAAGGATTTGGAGCGTGGAGGCATTCTCTGGGTGATTCTGAAAAGGAAAGGCCACTACTGGAACGCTGGGAAAAAACGACCGACTGTAGATTATGCTCTTTTTAGAGAGGTCAAAGTAACCTAAATTTTTTTCTTGACAAGCTCAAAACAAGAACGTATTGGTTGATAGAAGGAATGGACGTACCGTCGAGCCGAGAGTTTGGATGCATGGGTGGCGAGACTATTGGATGTACTCGCCACCCGATTAAATCGATGTAAGTATGAAAAACTCAAAGAACCGTTCAAAGGGAAAATCCAGCACGATGGTATCCAACAAAAAGCCTAGGCGTGAAAATGTTTTGGGCGATGCACATGAGGATTTTATCTTTGAGCAACGCAGGCTTGGAGTTTCATATCGGAAGATTACACAACGGTTAATAGAAACTGAAGAATTTCCAGACATTAGGAGCCTTCACCATGATACCGTTTTTGAATATTTTAAGAAACGAATTGAGCAATATCAAGCTGATCTTCTGAATCTCAAAAGTGTACGTTCTGCGAACGCTAAGTGTCGGCTTTCAGAGTTGGAGCAAGTCAAGGATAAATTCAGGGATAGATTGATTGAGTTTTTGGGTCTGAGTGCACGAGACTTAAAGGAGTTGCAGATTTCGTTTCTTGTGTCTCAATATGTCAATCTCATGGATCAGATCAGAACCGAGTGTGGAGATAAGGCCAAAGACAAAAATGGGGAACCACATAAACAGACGGTTATTCACATTATTAACACTATTCCTGGGATGTTTGCTGATGGAGACAAGCGTAATCCAAGCGCAGAGAATACCGCAGCCCGGAGTGGATTTCGGCTGGATCGAATCTGAACACCGCTTCAAGGTGTTCGATCCGAAGCCGAAACAACAGGAATTTATTCTAACTAAAAAAAAGTATTCTACTTTCATTGGTGCTTTTCGTAGTGGCAAGAGCCTGGCAGCCAGTTTCAAGGCCTATGCGTTGAGTTTTAACTATCCTGGGAATGTTGGACTGATCTGCCGAAAGGATTATACTACGCTGAGAGATTCCACGATGCAGACCCTTTTTGGGATTATTCCTCCTGAGTCTCCCCTTGTGGTCAAGTGGAATGAAAGCACCCATGACCTTTGGCTAAAAACTAAAGATCCCAAAAAGCCGAGTCATATTATGTTTCGTGGGGCTGATGAATACAAAAAATTTGGATCCTATGAACTGGGTTGGTTTTGGATTGATCAGTCCGAGGAAATATCGGAGATGGTGTTTAACCAGCTTTCGGGCCGTCTCTCGAAGCCGGGCGTTCCCCTTTGCGGTATGCAGACACCCAATCCCCCTGGACAATATCATTGGCTGTATCGACGGTTCAAGAAGAATTTTAATCCAGAGACAGACTTTGTGTGCCATACTTCGAGCTATGATAATCGGGAAAACCTGCCAGACGGCTATATCGAAGACTTGGAATCGCATTCTGAACAATGGAAGAGAGCTTTTTTGTATGGTGAGTGGTCATTTGTTGCCGAAGGTGATCCGGTCTATGCCGATTTCCGCGAAGATATTCATGTCGCAAAGGCTCCCATTACAGTCTTTGAAGGGGTTCACGTTGTTCGGAGCATCGATCCTGGTTATCTTTTCCCTGCTTGTGGATGGTTTCAATACATTCCCGGAAAGGACAGGACGCATAAATTGGCAGAGCTTATGGTCCCGAATACGACCGCAGACGCGTTCGCTGATATGATTTTAGAGTTTGAGCTTAAACGCTTTCCACAAGTCCCCCTTGAGCATTTTGAGAACGTTGGTGATCCGTATTTTTTGGATCAGAAGACTGATAAGTCAGAGGCAACGTCAAGAGAGATTTTCGCTTCAAAGGGTATTAGCCCGATTATTACAAGTCCAGCCTATGTCAAAGATGGGCTTAACTTAATTCGTCGCCAGCTCCTTGTCCGAGATGATGGCCTCCCGGCTTATATAATCGATCCATCGTGTGAACTTACTCAACAAGCCTATCTGGGAGGTTACTTTCTCAAGAAGGATTTAGATACACCAGACGACAAATGTCACCCTTATTGTGATATTGCGGATACCGACAGATATTTTTTTATGAATAAGGTGCAAATAACTCAACCAATAGCAATGAGAGTGAAGACCGCATATGATCGTCAGAAATCCATCATTACTCATTTCAGTCAAGGGGTGAGAAATAGAGCGTAATGACAACTCAATTTGAAAATACTAAATGGGTGAAATTGGTCAACCGGCGATTCAAAGAAGCCGACGAAAACGCTCAGAGTCATTTTCTGAAATTTCAGCGGTTCGATGCTCTCTGGGATGGTCGTTTGCCCAACGAATTTATGGCTATCTTCCAACAGCCGGAATTCA